AAAAAGATAGCGGAACCCATCTCTTTTGCTCCAAAGCAAACAGACGATGGGGCCGTTGTTGTAGCAGAAGGTGGAGTTTACGGCACCTATGTTGATTTAGATGGTTCAATTAGAACAGAAGCGGAACTAGTTAATAAGTACCGTGAAATGGCAATGCATCCTGAAGTTGACATGGCAATTGATGATATTGTCAATGAAGTTATTACACAAGAACCAGAGATGGAGCCAATTGAGCTTATTCTTGATGATATAGAAGAATTGTCTGATAAAGTCAAAAAGATTTTTATTGAAGAATTCAAAGAAGTACTAAATCTTCTTGAATTTAATCAATTATCATATGAGGTATTTCGTCGTTGGTATGTTGATGGTAGACTTTATTATCATGTAATCATTGATGAGAAGCAACAAAATCTAGGCATTCAAGAATTAAGATATATTGATCCACGTAAAATTCGTAAGGTACGTGAAGTAAAAAGAAAAAAACTTCAAGATAATCAGTTAGCTAACCAGACTAATAAAGAATACTATATCTATAATGATAAGGGATTTGCTAAGACTTCTGGAACTTCTGCCTTACCATCAAATAGTATTGGTGGTCTTAAAATTGCTAAAGATTCAATTGTGCAGTGTACTTCAGGCATTACCTCACTAAACGGTGATTTGGTACAATCATATCTTCATAAGGCAATCAAGCCACTAAACCAACTTCGTTCTATGGAAGATTCTCTAGTTATCTATCGCATTAGTCGTGCGCCAGAACGCCGTATTTTTTATATTGATGTAGGAAATCTTCCTAAAATAAAGGCAGAGCAGTATTTACGAGATATTATGACTAAGTTTAAAAACAAACTAGTCTATGATAGTGCGACAGGTGAAGTCAGAGATGATCGTAAATTTATGACCATGCTAGAAGACTTTTGGCTACCTCGCCGTGAAGGTGGTAAGGGCACAGAAATTACAACGTTGCCGGGCGGACAAAATCTTGGTCAGATGGATGATGTTATATATTTTCAAAAGAAGCTTTATAAGTCTTTAAATGTTCCTATTAGTCGTCTTGATCCAGAAGCACAGTTTAACTTTGGTAGAGCAACAGAAATCACACGTGATGAGGTCAAATTCTCAAAGTTTATTAATAGACTTCGTATAAAATTTGCAATACTTTTTGCAAAAATTCTTGAACGTCAACTCATTCTTAAGAATATAATTACACCTGAAGAATGGGATGGAATTAAAAATCGTATTCGTTTTAAATATTCTCAAGATAACTATTTTGCTGAATTGAAAGAAATAGAAATTTTATCAGGACGCATAAACACACTACAACAAGTTGATGGATTTGTTAATAAGTATTATTCAAATGAATGGGTTAGACGTAAAATTCTAAGACAGTCAGACGAAGAAATACAAGAAATTGATCAACAAATTAACGATGAGATGCAAAACACTCAATACAATCCATCAGAACCTCAAGCTATGGGCGGTGAAAATAGTAATACATCGCCTGATGAAAGTAATGGTAATGAGTATGCTTATGCGCCACCCAAGCAACAATAATATATAAATATACCATAGAATTAATTAAAGGAAAATTTATGACTGACACAACTGATTTAATTGGCCAAGCTATTGATAGAAGCCCTATTGATTTTGCTGATACTCTTGATACGCTACTTCGTCAAAAAGCTATTGATGCACTTGCTGATAAAAAAGTTGAATTAGCAAATAGTATTTACGGAGAAACCCCAGAAGAAGATACTGATTTTGACGATGACGATTATGTAGACATTGATGATCTTGACTTAGACGATATTGATCTGGACCTAGATGATTTAGACTTAGACACAAAGGACGGAACAGATGAAGACGCTTAAGGGTATGTTTGAAGTTTACAGAGCCAAATCACCAGACGAACAAAAGTTTGTTGATAAGCATGTAACTATCAAGCACAAAGATCGCAACGAAGTCAATGGCAAGGCTAATGGCGACGATGTTTTCAAGGCAACAAATATCAAGGCTGTTGAGCGTAAAGGACGCCATGGATATAATGTTGGTGATGATGAAAAGGTATACGAAGAAAACGAATTTGTCAACGAAGAATTATTTGATGAAGGTATGTTTGGTGGGTTGTTCCCTAAGAAACCAAAGGTAACAACCACTGTTCGTAACGTCAAAGACATTCCTGATGGCGAGAAGCCATTTCAGAAAGCAACTGGCCAAGGCACTCGTAAGGAACAGCCAGTTCCTCGTGACGAAAATGGCGACACTCTTTATCAGAGAGTTCAAAAGTCTCGTGGCATGAAGGAAGAAGCAGAAGAGATTGATGAAGCCAATAAAGAAAATAAAGTTAAAAAGAATGTCTATACAGGTAAGGTAGGGCAGAAGCTTGCTAGAGAAAGAGGTTCTGCGATGTATAGCGATGCTAAAAAGGCAGGACGTGAAATCCTTCGTAAAGAAGATATCATCAATCGTGCTATTGAAAAGTACATGCCTGAAGTAGCTGATATTAAGCCACTCACCATGGAACAGCGCCTAGCCAATAAGCTTGACGGTATTTCAGAAAGCCATACTGCACTTCTTTTCTCTCTATTCACAAATCTCAATGAAGATAACCAACTTAAGATGATCGAAGCTTGCGAAGATATGGAAGGCATTAATCAGATCATCGACTTTGCTATAGAAAATAATAGAGGTGAATAATGGCTGTAACTATTACATCAAATAAAAAAGGCACTGCGGCCAGCATTCATATTTCAAATGCAAATGCAACTCTGACTATAGCAGGAAATAGCACTGTAAGTGCAATTGCTATTGGCAATGAAGAACTTACAGGTGCTTACATTACTCAGCTATACTTTGGTCATGATGGCAGTGCTGCTGATGGCGGTCTTGCTGTCTATAGAGGTGCAAATCTTGTCATGGCAGTTGATACTTCGACATATGTTGATTTCGCTGGTACTGGAATGGCACTCACAGTTGATCAATCAGCAAACCTTGGTATTAAATTTATTGGTACAAACAATGCTTATTGTTTCCTTGAAGTGCAGAAGGTTGGAAATCTAACTGCTAATTCTCAATACTTCCAGAACTAAGGGGCAACTATAAATGAAACTTATTACAGAAACATTCGAAGACGTTAAATACGTCTCAGAGGCAAAAGAGGACGGTACAAAGAACCTTTATATCGAAGGTATCTTTCTGCAATCCGCAATTAAAAACCGTAATGGACGTATGTATCCAGAAGAAGTAATGGACAAAGAAGTTGCTCGTTACATGAAAGAATCTGTTGCATCAAAGAGCGCCATGGGCGAACTTGGGCATCCAAATGGTCCTCAAATCAATCTAGATCGCGTATCACATCTTATTGTTTCTCTTAAAAAAGAAGGAACAGATTATATCGGTAAGGCTTTGATCACTAATACTCCAATGGGTGGTATTGCCAAAGGACTAATCGAATCTGGCGCACGTTTGGGCGTTTCTTCACGTGGTATGGGTTCTCTAAAACTTAACAGTGAAGGTGTCAACGAAGTTCAGAACGATTTCAGACTAGCAACTGCTGCTGATATTGTTGCTGATCCTTCAGCACCAAATGCATTTGTTAACGGCATTATGGAGTCTGTTGATTGGATTTATGATGAAAAAATGGGATGGAAAGCTATTGATCTTGCCGAACAAACCAAAAAAACTATTGAGAAATCAGTTAAGTCAAGATCACTTGATGAAACAAAAAGACTCAAGATTTTCGAAAATTATTTGACAGAATTGTCAAAAATTAAGTTTTGATAAATACTATAAACTACACAAAGGGAGTAAAAGATGGTCGATCTAAAGACTATGACTGAAGCCGAAATTCTAGAGTTTGCTCAAAATCTTACAGAAGATGAGTTCAACGAACTAGACGAAGCTTCTCAAGAAATTATCATTAACGTAACTGAAAGTGCTGCTGCTGACACTCTTAAGCCTGGCGCTGGTTCAGGTGGTACAGAATCAAAGGCAGAAATGCTTGCTACTTTTGCTGCGCTTGCTGCTCAGCTTGGTAAGGAAGACCTTTCTGATCTTTATAACCGTACTATTGCCTCAATCGGTCAGGAAGCTGCAAACATTCCAAATGACGCTGCTGCTAAGAATGCCGCAACAATCGCTATGAAGGGTGCTGTCAAGGAAGATATCAATGATATGTTCTCTTCTGACGATCTTTCAGAAGAATTCAAAGAAAAGGCAACAACTGTATTTGAAGCTGCTGTATCTGTTCGTGCAACTCTCAAGGAAGCTGAACTACAGGAAGAATTTGAAGAAACAGTTGCTGCTCTTGAAGAAGAATTTGAAGCAAAGCTACAAGAAGAAACATCAAACATTTTTGAAGATATTTCAGAAAAGCTTGACCAGTATCTTGATTATGCCATTAATGAATGGCTAGAAGAAAACAAGCTTGTTGTAGAAAATTCACTACGTGCAGAAATTGCTGAAGATTTTATTCAAGGTCTACATGGTCTATTCTCAGAGCATTATATTCGTGTTCCAGAAGAAAAGATTGATCTAGTAGCTGAAATGAAAGCTGAACTTGAAGAAGTTAAGGCTAAGTTAAACGAAACAGTTGATTCAAAGCTTGAACTTCAAGCAATCATTGATGAAGCAACTCGTGAAGCTGCTCTAGAAGAAATGTCAGAAGGTCTTTCTGCAATTCAAGCTGAAAAGCTACGTACACTTGCTGAAGGCATCGATTTTATTGATGCTAACACTTACTCTAAAAAGCTTTCTATCCTCAAAGAAAATGTATCAGGCAAGAAAGTAGCAAAAACAACTGGTTTTATCACTGAAACAATTGATGGTGATGTTGGAGAAGAAGACAATGAAGTCTCCGTTCCTGCCCACATGCAACATTATATGAAAGCAATTTCTAAATCTGTCAAGTGAAAAACTAAGATTTTATAAATATAATAGCTGAAACAAGCTTTTAAAATACTCAAGGGAGAAGAATTAAAATGTCATATCTAGCTGAAGAAATTCAAAACAAGTGGAAGCCAGTGCTTGAACACACTGATCTTCCAGAAATCAAGGACAGTCATCGTCGTGCGGTTACTGCTCAAGTTCTAGAAAACACAGAAAACGCAATTCGTGAAGCACGTTCTGTTGGTATGGGTGGTTCAGGTTTCCTTAGCGAAGCTGCACCAGTAAACTCAATGGGCGCATCTTCATCAACTTATTCTGATGGTGCAGTCGATACTTTTGATCCAGTACTTATCTCACTAGTTCGTCGTGCGATGCCAAATCTTGTTGCTTATGATATCTGCGGCGTTCAGCCAATGACAGGTCCAACAGGACTTATCTTTGCAATGAGAGCACGTTATGCTACACAAAGTGGTGATGAAGCATTCTACGGTGAAGCAAATACTGCATTCTCAGGTCGTGGTGGTTCAACAGGCATGTCAGCATCAAACGCTGGTTATGATGCTGCGACATCAGTTGGTGGCGCTGCTAGCAACATTGGTCTTTCACCATCAGCTAACACAAACGCAACAAACAGCCTTTATAACTTTGGTGGTGGTATTAAGACTTCTGCTGCTGAAGGTCTAGGTTCAGGCACAACATTCCCAGAAATGGCTTTCTCAATCGAGAAGGTTGCCGTAACTGCTAAGAGCCGTGCGCTAAAGGCAGAATATTCACTAGAACTAGCACAAGACCTTAAGGCAATTCATGGTCTTGACGCTGAAACAGAACTTTCAAACATTCTGTCAACAGAAATTCTAGCTGAAATTAACCGTGAAGTTATCCGTACAGTAGTTATTTCTGCTCTTCGTGGCGCTGATGAAGGCACAACAACTAAGGGCGTTTTCGATCTTGACACCGATTCAAATGGTCGTTGGTCAGTTGAAAAGTTCAAGGGTCTAATGTTCCAGCTTGAGCGTGAAGCTAACGCAATCGCTAAGGGTACCAGACGTGGTAAGGGTAACATCGTTATCTGTTCTTCAGACGTTGCGTCTGCACTTCAGATGGCTGGTGTTCTTGACTATGCCCCTGCTCTTAACAGCAACAACCTAAACGTAGATGACACAGGCAATACCTTTGCTGGTGTTCTTAATGGTCGTCTTCGCGTTTACATCGATCCATATGCTGGTTCTAACTACCTAGTAGTTGGTTACAAGGGTAGCTCAGCATTTGATGCTGGTCTGTTCTACTGCCCATATGTTCCACTACAGATGGTTCGTGCTGTCAATCCTGATAGCTTCCAGCCAAAGATCGGCTTCAAGACACGTTATGGTATGGTAGCCAATCCATTCGCACGTGGTGCAAGCGATGCAAATGCTGGTGCTATTGCTGAAGATACCAATCAGTACTATCGTCGTGTTCTAGTACAAAACCTTCTCTAATAAGTTAAGGTTGTCCATGGACAAAAAATTGGGGGAGGGTCGAAAGGCTCTCCCCTTTTTTTACTTTATAATACCATAGAAAAGAATAGTCGTAATAAATCCATTAACAACCATCAGTGGTTTATCATTCATCTTTAAACCTGCATAACCCCAAATAGAAGCACCAATAATTGAAAGAATAAGATCGGTTGTATGAAAACCAAATGCACGACATGTTGCCGCTATAATGACACAAATTGTGCCAATCCATTTAATAATATTAAGAATCATTGTTTACCATATGCTTTCCAACCAGAGATTGGCGAGTAGGTAAACATCAGTATGCCATCTCGTTCAATATAACATTCAAATCCTGAAGTCTCTGCATTAACCTGAGCAACATCAATACTTTCTCCTGTATATACTACAGTTCCAAAGTTGGAAAGAATGGTCTTGTAAATATTTGACATTTCTATCTCCTTAGCTTAGGATTTTTTTATAAGATATTTTTTAAGACAAGTCAAGTTTTTTTTTTGATAAAAACTTATTCACTATAAAAATTAATCAGATTACCAGAATCATCAATTGCTCTTACACGACTTGTATATCCATTCATTTTCTGTTTAGCAACTCTTTCTAAAACATAATTTATCATAGAATCACTTGTATTTGAACAAACACTAATTTGAGTCCAATTACCAGTATCTCTCATTCTTTGGATTCGAATCATCTCTATTTCCTTACTATATAAATACTATTAGTTTTCATAACGACATACGAATTATACGCATACAGACCTGACGAGTCAAGAGGAAAAATACAAAAATGTTCATGCCAGATCAAAATAACTTATCGCAACTGAATTTCAGGTTCAAGCTAAGCATCACACCTGAGTTAGAGTATCGTGCTCAGACTGTTAGCATTCCTGCTATCAACCTTGGAGCAATTTCAACTCCAACACCGTTTGTTCCATATTTCAATGCAGGTAATATAACATATGATGAACTAAACATTCAATTTATGGTTGGTGAAAAAATGGCAGACTATCTTGAAATTTTTAATTGGATTGAAAAACTTGGCCATCCAGATAACCTAGAAAATTATAAAAATATCAAGTCTGACTGTTCTGTTTTCATCCTCAATAATAACTTACAGCCACAAATCCATGTAAGATTCACAGATGTATTTCCCGTATCGTTATCAGCAATTGAATTTGACAGCACATTGCCAGAAATTCAGTATGCTACGTCTACTGTAGGTTTGAGATTTAATCGTTATTATTTTGATATATTAAATTGACAATATAACGAATCAATGTTATGATCGTCTCAATCACTGAGACGCATTGAAGGATACATTATGAAACTCGAAACAATCTACGCATTTTGGGCTGAAGACAGCAAGATTGACCGTATGGACCTTGGCGAAGAATCACTTAAGATTTCATCTCTCCATCAGAAATATATGGAGATATATACTAATGAGAAGATCATCCTTCGTAAGTTTGATATTGATCTAAAGGTTCTGAAGTTAGAGAAGCATGAATTCTACACTCAGGGGCCGACAAATGAAACGCAAGAAAAAGGATGGGAGCTACCTGCTATTGGCAAGGTGATTCGTTCTGATGTTCAGCAATACGTTGAAGCAGATAAGGATATCATTCAGCTAACACTGAAGATTGGTATTCAAAACGAAAAGGTTTCCCTACTCGAATCTATTATCAAGAACCTATCCAATCGTGGTTTCCAAATAAAGAACGCAATCGATTGGATCAAATATACAAGTGGTGGCTAATGAGTGATGTGCATCTTGAATACATAAATGACGTTCATTGTAGAATAAGAGCCGACCCTGGTATCTTAATGGAGCTTTCTGATAAGCTGACATTTTTTGCAGAGAACTATAAGTATCACCCAAAGTTTAAAAGTAAATTTTGGGACGGTAAGATAAGGTTAATCAATACACTCACTGGTATTGTTTATGCTGGTCTTGCACTTCGTATTAAGAAGTATTGCGATAGTATAGGTTATAGTTTTTCTTTCGATAAAGAGTTGACATATGATAACGTGTCCGTTAACGAAGTATTAGAACATATTAAACAATTAGAACTCCCTGAATGGCTCGAAATCAGAGACTATCAGGTCGAGGCTGTTGTGAAGTGTTTAAGAACACGTAGAAGAACTCTTCTATCACCGACATCATCAGGTAAGTCTTTCATGATCTATTTGATAGCTACATGGTACAGTGAGAAGACGTTAATCATCGTTCCTTCAACTGGTCTAGTGGCACAGTTTGAAGATGATATTCGTTCATATGGGTTTAAGGGAAAAATCGCAACATCAATTGGTGGATTGGAAAAGAACAATAATATCGACGCTGATATTGTCATCACTACATGGCAATCGCTCGAAAATGGCAGATCGACTATGCCTAGTGAATGGTATGACCAATTCAAAGTTGTTATAGGCGATGAAGCGCATGGTTGTAAGGCAACATCTCTCATCAAGATACTCTCTGCCATGAAAAATACTCCATATAGATTTGGCACAACAGGTACGTTAGATAACATAGAACTTAACAAAGCTACAATTGAGGGATTATTTGGTCCTCCCCATACTACTACAACAACTAGAGAACTAATTGATCAAGGTCATGCGTCAGACATTAAAATAAAATGTATTGTCCTTGAATATCCTGATGATGTTATCAAGGAATTCCATAAGCCAATCTTTGACCCTGTTGAGCAAAAGAACAGAAAAAAGACTTATGCAGAAGAAGTGGAATTTCTGATCAATTACCAAAAGAGAACTAAGTTTATAAGAAACTTGGCATTATCTCTCAAGGGTAATAAACTACTGTTCTTTCGTCTAGTTTCTCATGGAAAAATTCTTCATGAAGCACTGAAAGACCAAAGCAACGCTTTCTATATTGATGGAGGCGTAAAGGATAGAGAAGCTATCCGTAAGTCAATGGAAGACGAAGAAAACGCAATTCTTATTGCATCACTTGGTACCACAAGTACGGGTGTATCTATTAAGAAATTGCACCATATGATCGCTGCTGGACCTCTGAAGTCTAAGATCAAAGTACTACAGTCCATTGGACGTATGTTGAGACAACACAAGGACAAAGAAGAGGCATACCTCTACGATATTGTAGATAATCTTAGCAAAGGAGCTAAGAAGAACTTTGCCTTAAAACATTTTGAAGAGCGTGTCAATATATACGACCAAGAAAAATTTGATTATAAAATTTATAAGGTGAAATTAAAATGATTTATGTTTTTAAACTTATTTCAGGAGAAGAGTTTATCGGCGCACTTGATAGTGATGAAAATTCAAATAATGATGTTGAATTTTATAATATCACAAATCCTATGGATATTCTTGATGGGCACGATGAATATGGCTCTGTTACCATGAAGTTGCGTGATGTTATGTTGTTGTCAGATGATAATTTTATATCAATCCCCCGCAAGGCAATTATAGCATACTATCCAGTATCTAAGATTATGGTGGAGTATTATCAAAAAGCAATCATGTATGCCAATCAATATACAAAAAAGAAGATTGAAAGACAGATCAAAGAAGCTACCAATCAACTTGATGAATATATGGCAGAATCTAGGATAGAAAAGGTTCTTAGAGAACTACGTCTTCGTGATATCAAGCCTGGCAACGACACAGTTAACTAAGGAAATAATATGGCTACTAACGAAGATAACCACTATGTAGATAATAAGCTTTTATATGCTGAAATGATTAAATACATTAACAAATATAATGAAGCTAAAGAAGCTGGACTTGAACCTCCTAAAGCAAATGACTACATTGGAAAATGTATATGGTTGATTGCAAATCGTTTATCAACCAACAGAAACTTCATTGGGTATACTTACCGTGAAGATATGGTAGGGGATGCAATCGAAAATTGTTTTAGATATTTGCACAATTTTGATCCTGAAAAGTCTACAAATCCATTTGCATATTTTACTCAAATTATGTATTATGCATTTCTGAGACGTATTGACAAAGAGAAGAAACAAACATATATTAAGTACAAATCCATGGAAAATTCAATAGTAATGAATACCTTGGTCGAAATGGCACCTGATGATCAGGGACATTTTAATGCATTTATGATGACAATGGATATGGATAAACTATCCAGCCTGTCTGAAAAATATGAAGCAAAAATAACAACAAAGGCCACAAAGAAAAAAGGGCTAGAAAAATTTTTTGGAGATGAAGATGAGTCGATTTAATTCTGTTCCTGCTATTGTTCAACAGATGGCAGAGACTTTAAAAGATAGCCGCACTTCACAAAATGAAAAGTTTAATAGAGCACAAGTGCTAGAAATAACTAAAGAATATTGTGAACAGGCTCTTATTACTTTTAAAAAAGAGCAAGACAAAAAAAGAAGGTAAATTATGAAAATTGCAGTGCTTGGTGACACACACTTCGGAGTAAGAAACGATTCGGAGCATTTTCATGCTCATATGAAGAAGTTTTACTCTGAAGTGTTTTTTCCATATCTGGAAGAGAACTGCATTGATAGGGTGCTTCAGGTTGGTGACTTGTTTGATAACAAGAAGCAAATCAACCTGAAGTCCCTTACCTTAGCCAAAGAATATTTCTTTGATGTGATGCATGAGAGGGATATCTCCCTACTTACCTTTGTGGGTAATCACGATAGCTTTCACCGCAATAGCATCAAGATCAATACTCAAGAGAGCCTTCTCTACGGGTATCAAAAAATTCGTGCCTTCTCATCCCCTACACTATGGGCCTTTGATGATCTTCCTGTGTTGATCCTACCATGGATTTGTCAGGAAAACTATGATGACTGCATGAAGATGATTGATGCTGCTGATGCTAATGGTGTTGTGTTCGGACACCTAGAGCTAGCTGGCTTTGAGATGCATCGTGGTTCTATCATGAATAAGGGCATGGACAGCAACATCTTTAGTAAGTTTCGTGCTGTATATTCTGGTCACTATCATCACCGTTCATCTAAGGGCAACATCACATACCTTGGTACCCCATATGAGATGACATGGGCTGACTACGAAGATCAGAAAGGATTTCATGTGTTTGACACAGACACCCTTGAAATGACCTTTGTTCCTAATCCCTTCCATATGTTCCACATCATCACATATGATGACAGTAAGGATATGGATATTGATTTTAGTCTATTGGAAGGTGCTGCTATCAAGCTTGTTGTTGAACGTAGAAATAATGATACGAAATATGAGCAATTTGTGCATAAGATTGAAGAACAAAATCCTTTTAAGTTCAACATTATTGAACAAAAGACTGTTCTCAATATGGATGAAGAGGATGAGATGGTTGATGCTGAGAGCACACTAGGAATTCTACGTAAGGTGATTAATTCTTCAGATGTTACTGTGGATAAAACAGAGCTTGACGAATACCTTACAAGTCTGTACACCGAAGCTTTGTATATGAGTTAATAAATGATAATCTTTAAAAAACTTCGCTACCAGAACTTTCTGTCATCTGGAAATCAGTTTACCGAAATTGATTTAATGCGTAATGACCTAACACTTATTTCTGGTAAGAACGGTAGCGGCAAGTCTACTATTCTTGATGCACTTTGCTATGTGTTATTCAATAAGCCATTTCGCAACGTCACACTCAAGCAGCTAATGAACACTATCACCAATAAGGGATTGATGGTTGAGTTAGACATGTCTATCAATGGTAATGAATATCAACTTCGTCGTGGTATGAAACCAAACGTGTTTGATGTTACATGCAACGGCAAGATGCTTGATAAGGAAGGGGCCAGAGAAGATCAAGAGAACTTTGAAAAAAATCATATCAAGATGAACCACAAGACCTTTACACAGGTTGTGGTGCTTGGTTCTGCTAACTATATTCCTTTCATGCGTCTGACAACTCCTGATCGCCGTAAGATTGTGGAAGATTATCTCGACATTCAAATCTTTTCTATTATGAATGGTATCCTGAAGTCACGTATTTCAGAAAATAAGACGAAACTTAAAGATGCTGAATATGCTGTTGAACTATGTGAACAAAGAATTGATCTTCACAAGAAACATATTGATTCTCTAAAAGCAAACAACGAAGAATTGATTGCTCAAAAACAACTTAAGGTGCAGGAGCTTGAAGCAGACTGTTGCCTATTGAATGTTGGTATTGATGGATATCAGTCTCAGGTTAATGATCTTCTAGAAGAGATTGCTGATGAAGATAAGGTATCAAAGCGCAAGAACAAAATCATTGAGATGGGTTCTGCTTTAAATGAACGCATTCGTGGTTTGAAGAAGGAAATTGATTTCTTTAACAATCATGATGAATGTCCTACGTGTAAGCAAGATATTGATCCTGATTATAAGGGCAGTGTGGTAGAAAAGCGTAGCAATAAGCTTGAAGAAATTAGTGGTGGTGTATCTGACCTTCAACAAAAGCTTAAGGATGTGAATGATCGTATCAAGCAGATTGAAATCACTAACACACAGATAACTATGTTCAATCGTTCTATTCAGGACAACAACACAAAGATTACTCTGTACAATCGCAGTATTGCTGACTTGAACAAAGAAATTGCTGCTCTACGTAATGTTTCTAACACAATTGAGGATGATAGCGATTATGAGAATGCCAAGATTGAACTAATTGAGCATAAGGACGAACTATCTAAGTTCAAAAAACACAAGGAAATCCTTGATGTATCTGCCGTATTCCTTAAAGATAGTGGTATCAAGACCAAGATTGTTCAACAGTACATTCCCGTCATCAATAAGACAATCAACAAATATCTTGCTGACATGGACTTTCTGTGTGAATTTAACCTTGACGAAGAGTTCAATGAAGTGCTAAAGTCTCGTTTTAGAGATACCTTCTCATACGAGTCGTTCTCTGAAGGTGAGAAGTTTCGTATCGATTTGGCGCTGATGTTTACATGGCGTGAAGTTGCAAGACTACGCAATTCAGTAGCAACAAACCTGTTGATCTTAGATGAAGTGTGTGATGGTCCTGCTGATGATGAAGCGGAAGATGCGTTGTTTGAAATTCTCAGTAAGCAGGAAGATTCTAACGTGTTTGTTATCTCACACAACAGTCGTGTCAAAGATCGTTTTGATCATGAGATTAAGTTCAAGAAAGTCAAAAACTTTAGTAGGATAGTATGGTAATGAGAAAGTTTTATTACACTGTAGATGATCCTGTATTCGATGATTATTTCGAATGGAACCATGAATATGATTATGAAGATTACTCTGACGTGATAGAAGATTGCGCCAAAGAGTATGAAGATAACAGTAATTGGGAAGACGCTACAGAACTAGAATTCTATCTTTGGAAGCGTGATGAACCAGAAGATGAGCCTGAGTTGCTAGGTGTATTCACCGTGTATCGTGAATTTATGCCCTATTTTACTGCATACGAGAAAAAAAATGACGTATAAGAATGTAACAGTTGATATCGATGTGTATCTTGAAGACTTTGATGATGAAGAATTGATCGAAGAACTTGAAGAAAGAAATTATAAAGTATCAAAAAAAGATGATGGCACCAATTTTGGTCGTATAAATACACTTGTGAACAATCTTTGGCTAGCAAGAGTACTACAGGAACCCAACCTAGACGAACACCTGAATGAATTATTTAATGAAGTTTTGAACAGGAGTATATAATGATCCATGAATTAGTGGATAAACATCATCCAATTCTTAAGACAGAGTTGGAGAAGTTTGATTTTAAAAATCCCCAAACAGACCCAATCCAACTTGCTCATGATCTAGCAGAAACAATGCTAGACAAGGGCGGCATTGGTATTTCTGCCAACCAAATTGGTTTGCCATATCGTGCATTTGCGATGTTGACAGAACAAATCATTGTCTGTTTTAATCCCATTCTTCTATCTGCGTCTGATGAACAGATTGTGCTTGAAGAAGGATGTCTCTCATACCCAAATCTTTTCGTCAAGATCAAGCGCCCACAAAACATTCGTGTTCGTTACACTGAGCCTAACGGTAATGTGATTACCGAAAAGTTTGGTGGTATGACTGCACGTATTTTTCAACATGAGCTTGACCATCTTGATGGTGTCGTGTATACCAAGAGGGCTAACAAGATTCATTTTGAACAGGCTAAGAAGAATGCCAAGAAAGGGATTATTAATCCAAAGATTTCAAATGAAACACGCATTATCATGAATCAAATGAGTATTGGGTTATAAAATGAAGAAGATTGAATACAAGTACAACGAGGGACAGTCTCTTAAGGAGATTACCGATTATATTGATGCCACATATGGTGAGCATTATTCACGAAATAAGTTTCAGGCAACTGAATTTATAATTGATAGCGGTCATGGAACTGGCTTCTGTATTGGCAACATGCAGAAGTATACACAGCGTTATGGCAAGAAGGGCGAACCAAACGAATGGCGTAAAGACCTTATGAAAGTTATTCACTACGCTATTATTCAACTGCATGTTCATGATCTTGAACATCCAACTACAAAGGATTAATTATGGGAATTGAGATTAAAGTACCAATCGAAAAGCTACGTGAGCGTAAGTTATTCTTCGCCGCACCAATGTATGGTGGTCAGTGCGCTGGCATGTTTGCTCGTTCAGTAGCAGACCTTTCAGCATTATGTACACATTATGGAATTCAGATTCGTTTCTACTTCTTGTTCAACGAATCACTTATCACTCGTGCACGTAACTACTGCGCTGATGAGTTTATGCGTTCTGGTGACACACATATGATGTTTGTTGACTCCGATATCGGTTTCAACGCACAGGACGTTATCGCTCTACTAGCACTACAGAGTGAAAATGAAGATGATGATAAGTATGATGTCATTGCTGGTCCATATCCTAAGAAGTGTATTTCATGGGAAAAGATCAAGTCTGCTGTTGATAAGGGATTTGCGGATGAAGACCCACAGAACCTTGAAAAGTATGTAGGCGATTACGTTTTCAATCCTGCTAACGGCACTGGTCAAATTCCACTAGGTGAGCCTGTTGAAGTTCTTGAAGCTGGTACTGGTTTCATGATGATTCGTCGTCAGACTTTTGAAAAGTTTGCTGTTGCTTATCCAGAACAACTGTATACTCCTGATCATATTCGTACAGAACATTTTGACGGCTCTAGACAGATCATGGCATTCTTTGATACACCTATTTGCCCAGATACGAATCGCTATCTTTCAGAAGATTATATGTTCTGTCAGTGGACTCGTAAGGCTGGTATGCATGTCTGGTTCTGTCCATGGATGCAGCTACAGCATGTAGGCATGTATGTGTTTGGCGGTTCTCTTGTAGACCTTGCACAAATTGGTGCAGCGGCTACTGCCGACCCAAGCCAGCTTAAGAAGCTAAAGAAGTAAATTTGAAAGGTATTATATTATGAAGTTTAGTTCAAAGACCCTACAAGTGATTCGCAATTTTGCATCGATCAACAATGGCATTCAGTTTAAGCAGGGCAACGTGCTTAAAACTATGTCAGAATCAAAGAATGTGATGGCTAAAGCTACTCTTGACACAGAAGTCGAAGCCACATTCTGCATCCATGATCTATCACAGTTTCTTGGTGCTGTATCGATGCTAGATGATCCTGATCTAACTCCTACTGATCATTATCTACAGATTGGTAAGGGTTCAGAAAAGTTCAACTACATTTATGCTGATCCTAGTATGATCCTTATTCCACCAGAAAAGGATATCAATCTTCCTACACGTGATGTAGAGTTCAAGCTTAATGGCGATGTTCTTAATCGTGTTATGAAGGCGCTTGGTGTTCTTGGTTCACCACAGATTGCTGTTACTGGTGATCGTGAGAAGATTTATCTTCAGACCATGAATGTCAAGAATCCTACAGACTCTTCATTTCGTGTTGAAGTCGGTGAAACGACAAGCGAATTTAACTTGATTTTCTTGACAGAAAATATTAGACTTCTACCCGGTGATTATGACGTTGCTATCTCTGCCAAGGGGTTTGGTCATTTCTCCGGTGATGACATTGACTACTGGATTACGATTGAAAAGGATAGCTCCTTCAACCAGTAATTTGATTGTGTTGGTTTAAGAAATGTGCTAGAAGTATAGTTTGAATGTACTTTTAGTGCATTTCTTAAACCTTTTTTATTATGTGAAGGATATATCATGCTAGAAGAATTTCTCTGGGTCGAACGCCATCGCCCAAAAACAATTGACGATACAATTCTTCCTGCTGACCTTAAGGAAACCTTTAAGGCATTTGTTGAGCAGAAAAACATTCCAAATCTTCTTCTTTCTGGTCCTGCTGGTTGTGGTAAGACCACAGTAGCACGTGCTATGCTTGAAGAACTTGGAGTTGACTATATCGTCATCAATGGTTCGTTGAACGGCAACATCGACACACTACGCAATGAAATTATGAGGTTTGCTTCATCTATTTCGTTCACTGGTATGCGTAAGTATGTCATTCTAGACGAAGCCGATTATCTAAATGCAAACTCCACACAGCCAGCACTTCGTAACTTTATGGAAGAGTTTTCGAAGAACTGTGGTTTCATTTTGACTTGTAACTTTAAAAACCGCATCATTGGTCCTATTGCAGACTCACGTTGTGTCAATATTGACTTTAAGATTCCTAAGAAAGAACTTCCTGATCTTGCTAAGCAAATGATGAAGCGTTCTTGCTCTATCCTTGATGGTGAAGGAATTGAGTATGACAAGGCTGTTGTTGCTGAGTTGATTAAGAAGCATCATCCTGATTGGAGACGTGTTCTTAATGAATTGCAGCGTTATAGTGCCACAGGACGTATTGACAGTGGCATCCTTGCCAATCTCAAGGAAACATCTATCAAGACACTTATCGGGTTTTTGAAGGACAAGGAATTTACAAATGCACGTAAGTGGGTAGCAGAGAATTCTGATACTGATAGTGTTGCTATTTTCCGCACTCTATATGATACTGCTAGCGATAACGTAGCTAAGAATTCTGTTCCACAACTGGTTTTAATTATTGCCAAATACCAGTATCAGGCGGCATTTGTTGCAGATCATGAAATCAATCTGATGGCATGTCTTACTGAAATGATGGTTGAATTGGAATATCTATGACCTTCTGGAAGCGTAAGAAATGTCCTCTTTGCAAGAGCGTTATTAAGTCCAAACACAAGACAATGACATTTCAGATTGATACTGCTGAAGGCGTGTTGGAAATCCATGACGTATGTCCTAAATGTACATACGTCATGGAACAGTCCGCTAATATCCTTGAAAAGAATGGAATGTTAGATGAGTAATCCATTTGATTATGTTGCCGCTATTACATACGGCAAGAATGATATGATGACAGGCACTGAAAATGATGAGTTGGCAGAGGCTGGATATAACTCATATCTAACCAATAAGTCGCTATCATATTTCCCAGACACCTTGCTTTATGCAAATGAAATGAATATGTTAAATCATATTGATAATAAACTACAATTTCATTATCTTATAAATAGTATCAGGCCCAAAAAAAGATTTTCCAAATGGGTGAAGAAACAGGAAGATAGTGATATTGAGGCAGTAAAAGAGTATTACAAGTACAATACATCAAAAGCTGAAGCCGCCTTATCTTTACTTTCCCCACAACAAATAAATGAAATAAAAAAAAGGTTGAATAAAGGTGGATAAACATGGGAAACATTATTGATACTCTTTTAGAGGTAAAGTTAGGGGAGGAAGATGATTTCCTAAAGGTTAGAGAAACCCTTACTCGCATTGGGATTGCATCACGCAAAGACAGTACATTGTATCAGTCTTGCCACATACTGCACAAGCAGGGAAAATTTTATATCGTTCATTTTAAGGAAATGTTTGCACTTGACGGTAAGCCATCCAATTTTTCAGATGAAGATAAAGGCCGTAGAAATACTATTGCCAATCTACTACAGGATTGGGGATTGCTTAAAATTGTTGACGAAAAGCAAGCAGATGAAGTTCGTGCGCCTATGAATCAAATTAAGATTCTATCGCACAAGGAAAAGAACGAATGGCACTTGACACCAAAATATAATATTGGTAAGAAGAAATAACTAAAGGATTTTTGTTATGACAGATAACGGCCCAAAAGAAGTTAAAGGTGGAACATTTGCACCTGCTGATATCAAGATTATTAAAGAAGCACTTCACTTTTTTATTCAAGAAGCATATCAGCTTACTGTAGAAGAAGAACGTCATATCACAAATCTTCTGCATCGATTAAATCGAATTGGATAAAAATTCAATTTTACTAAATAGATTAGAAACAAAAATTCTAATCTAAGGAAAATTGAGTGCAAAAATGTTCTGAGTGTCGTATTGACTTAAACGAAGAAACTGCTTATAAAAAGACCGAATCAAGATGGCAGTCTAAATGTCGAAATTGTTTCAATCGTTATTGTAACAAAAGGTGGAAAAAAAGAAAGCTTGAAGCCATAGAATATAAAGGCGGGAAATGTGAAACCTGTGGTTATAATAAATGCGCTAACGCACTTGAATTCCATCATCTTGACCCGAATACCAAAGATGCAGAATGGGTAAAAATTCGTCTTTGGAGTTGGGAAAAGATAAAAAAAGAGCTTGACAAATGTATGTGTTTATGTGCAAACTGCCATAGAGAAATACATGAAGTTATATAAAAATTGGTCCTATAGTGAAACTGGATATCACAGTAGTCTTCTAAACTTCTAGTCGAGGTTCGAGTCCTCGTGGGACCGCCATTTGTAATAAAAATCGTGTATTGTGTTTATAAGGAAATATATTATGTTTGAAGAACTTTTACCAAAGATGGTTCCCTCTGTTATTTTTAAGACACGTGTTCGTGATCTTGCAGTAGGTGGCGACAATCCATATCGCTGGGAAGACGTAACCACGTTTGACCTCTTTGCAGGTAAGCGTGTTGTTTTGTTCTCTCTTCCTGGAGCATTTACCCCTACTTGCGATACATATCAACTTCCTAGTTTTGAAGATAAATTTGCTGATTTTAAGGCACTTGGTATCAAGGATATCTATTGTGTTTCAGTTAATGATGCTTTTGTTATGAATGCTTGGGCTAAGGCTCAGAACCTCAAGAACGTCAAGGTCATCCCTGATGGAAATGCCGATTTTACTCGTTATATGGGCATGGAAATTGCTAAACAGAATTTTGGTTTCGGTTATCGTTCATGGCGCTATGCTGTAGTGGTCAATAACGGTAAGATTGAAAAGTGGTTTATCGAACCCGGTAAAAAGTATGACGCTGAAGATGATCCTTATGGTGAAACTTCCCCTGAAAACATTCTAGAATGGATTAAGAACAATGGCTAATCGCATCTTTCGTATCACAATCTCTGGTCATGGCGGAGAATTCGCTTTCAGTAAAAGCTCACTTGATGAGTATATGTACTGGAATAGCGATGAAGCACGTTTAATTCTTGAAGATCAAGAAGATGAAAACCCTCTGATGGAATATCTTCTTAATAAAGACTGGGATGAGAATGTTGAACGTTTTAATTCTGTAAAATTTAAGCGTAATGGTAATTGGGAATATCAAGATGATATTGATCATAACTTTGGCGTAAATCTTGACTTTGCATACTTAACAGTTGAAGAAGTAACTTCTCTTGATTGGGAGGCAAATGTCATTGATACAATCTATGACCATGTTTCTTTAAGCAATGCAATTGACGATAACGATCTTGATGTTAATTATGTAGAAGAAACATGTGAAGGGTGTTCACATGTTCTAGCGTGTGTTAGTATTGAAAAGGGTGTTTTCTTTCAGAATTACCTTACCACAGACGGTGCAGACTTTGATATCAATAAGCTAAGTTTTAGCACAAAAAATTATCCTACAGAAGATGAGATTGTGGAATGGGTATATTATGATGGTCAACAACTTGATAGTGACGAATGCAATACCAACACTAAAGGTATGTTTGTAGAAATTATTGAAGTTTAAACCAATACACCCGTAGCTCAATGGTAGAGCGGTGAGCTTATACCTCATGATCGGCAGATTACCGAACGGTTGGGGGTTCGAATCCCTCCGGGTGTACCATATAAGGGCGTATAGCATAGCGGTCTAATGCCAGCCGCTCATAACGGCTTGATCGTAGGTTCGAATCCTACTGCGCCTACCATTTGTAATAAGGAAATAAAAAATGCCAAAGTATTTAATAGAAACTATTTCAATATTTCGTCATCGTTACATGATTGAATGTGAAAATATAGATCATGCAAAAGACGAAGTTATAATGAATGCTGCGGAAGAATTCAGTCAAAAACATATTGAAGAAAACATTTTTAGTTGTCGTGAAATTACTGATGAAGAAGTTCCTATTCTATACTTCAATGATAATCCATACATGATTGGTAATTGGGGTCCAGAACATGCATTTAAATATGTAAATAAGGTAAATTATGATGGACAAGAATAATAATTTAAAGGAAGATAGTAAAAAGTGGGCTAAACGAGCAGCATTTTTTGCAATATTTGGTATCACAGGTGCTGCCGCTCTTCTTGCATATAATACATACCGTATGTCTAAAGGTCTTGATGAGATTGATTGGGAAAATATAAAGCTATGAAAGTAAATATTGGTCCTTATAAATCAGACATTATTCCGGTATATAGTTGGGAATATCGTTATGAGTGCTGGCGCAGACCTCAAACTTGCTATCTTCCTGAAGAAGAGTATACTAAGTTTGATAAGTTCGTCTTTGGCTTCTTCGATATACTTTCTAAACTATCACGTCCCATTAATTATTGGTATGCAGATCAAAAACGTACTGAAAAGGTCCGTATTGATGACTATGATGTTTGGGGGGCTGATCATACTCTTGCTCTAATCATTCATCCTGTTCTCGTAAAACTTAAAGAAAAGAAACATGGGTCGCCTTGTGTCGATGATGAAGATGTTCCAGATCATCTAAAGTCAACATCTGCTTCACCAAAAGAAAACGAATGGGATACAGATGACAATCATTATGCACGATGGGATTGGGTTCTTGATGAAATGATTTGGGCATTCAAGCAGCATACTGATCATAATTGTAATTCTGATCAGTTTCATCACAATTCTGATCAGCTTGATATGACTTTTGAAAATGATGTTAATGATAAAAAGACCATCAAATTCAACCATCAGAAAAATCCAAATAAACCACCTTACTGGATTGACGAAGATGGAAAAAAAGCGCATTATGAAAGAATTGTAAATGGTCGTCGTCTCTTTGCAAAATACTACGATGGCCTTTGGGATTGATTAATGTAC